TTGATTCACTAAATAAAGTGAATGATTCTTTATTAACTACTATTTCAGGCAATCAAAAATTAATTAGTGAAAAAGACTCAATCAACAGACAATTAGAACATCAAATTAGTGATACTAAATTTAGATTAGGAGAATTAAACAGCAAAGCAACAATATATAAACAATTATACAATGAAGAACATAATCGTATTGATAACCTTACTAACCCTCAGCTCTCTCGCGAATTCACAAACGCTTTCGATTGATACTAATTGTTCTGTTCCTTGTAATACTTTAAGGAATGCACTTTTTGTTAAATCCGAAAGAGATTATTTAAAAAATCAAATTGGGGTTGTTCGTGATTCTGTTTCATTGTTGAATGTAATTACTAAAAACCAAGATAGTTTGATTGTAAATAAAAACCAACAAATTGATTTGTATAGAAAGAATGAATCCTCATTCCAACAAGTTATAGAAGGTAAAGACAAACAAATTGGTTTATATAATGAAGTTGTTAAAGAAGCTGAAAAGCAAAAGAATATAGCCTATGTATTGGTACTTTTTGTAACCTTGATGGGTATATTTGTTTTTTAATATTTTTTTATGAGTGAAAATGTAAATTACAGAGAAATAATTAAGCAAGAGTATATTAAGTGTGTGGCCGATCCCTCACACTTTATGCGTAAGTATTGCAACATTCAGCACCCCCAAAGAGGAAGGGTGCTTTTTAATTTATATCCTTTCCAAGCCAAAGTATTGAATTTATGGAAAGATAATCCATATTCAATTATATTAAAATCAAGACAATTAGGTATCTCAACACTGGCCGCAGGTTATACTTTGTGGTTAATGTTATTTCATAAAGATAAAAACATCCTTTGTATTGCAACCAAGCAAGATACAGCCAAAAACATGGTTACAAAGGTAAGATTCATGTATGATAATTTACCCTCATGGTTAAAAGAAAAAGACAAACCAATAGAGGATAGTAAATTAACATTAAAATTAAATAATGGATCTCAAGTCAAAGCAACATCAGCATCCAGTGATGCTGGTCGATCAGAGGCAGTATCTCTGTTGCTGATAGATGAGGCAGCATTTATTGAAAATATTGGAGAAATATGGGCATCAGCACAACAAACACTAGCAACAGGTGGTGGAGCAATTGTACTCTCAACACCGTATGGAACTGGAAACTGGTTCCATCAAACATGGGTAAGAGCGGAATCCAAGGAAAACGACTTTTTACCTATCAAACTACCATGGTACGTACATCCGGAAAGGGATGAGACCTGGAGAAAACGTCAAGATGAATTATTAGGTGATCCAAGATTAGCGGCACAAGAATGTGACTGTGATTTTAGCACCTCAGGTGATGTTGTATTTTATCCTGAATGGATTGAATTTATTCAACAAACTACAATCAAAGAACCATTGGAGAGAAGAGGAGCCGACCAAAATTTATGGATATGGGAACCTGCAGACTATAGTAGAGATTACTTGGTGGTAGCAGACGTAGCCAGAGGTGATGGTAAGGATTATTCTGCTTTCCATATTTTAGACATAGAAACCAATACTCAAGTTGGTGAATATAAGGGGCAATTACCACCTAAGGACTTTGGTCATTTATTGGTTGGTATTGCAACCGAATATAATAATGCATTGTTGGTAGTAGAAAATGCAAATATTGGATGGTCCACCATTGAAACTATTATGGAAAGAGGATACCAAAACATGTATTTTTCTCCTAAAACAGAGGTTATGACCGCTGATTCATATTTTAATAAATTTGAAAATAGCAACAATTTAACTCCTGGATTTACAATGTCAATGAAAACAAGACCATTGGTTGTAAACAAATTTAGAGAATACGTTGGTGATCAATCAGTAATAATCCAATCAAAAAGACTAATAGAGGAAATGAAAGTGTTTGTTTGGAGGAATGGTCGACCAGAGGCTCAAGGAGGTTATAACGATGATTTGGTTATGTCATTTGGGATCGGTATGTTCATGCGAGATACATCATTAAAATATAGACAACAATCAATGGACTTAACTAGAGCATCCCTCAATTCATTCAAATCTACCCAATTAAATCAATCTGGGGTCTACACATCAACAACTTTTTCTGGAGGAAATCCATGGAGAATGGATGTTGGAGGTAATAGTGAAGATTTAAACTGGTTATTATAATATTTATAACAAATACTCATGGCAGATACTAGTATATTTACCCGACTTAGGCGATTATTTTCAACTGATGTTATCGTACGAAATGTTGGGGGAGATGATTTAAAAGTCATCGATATAAATAAAATTCAACAATCTGGTCAAGTTGAAACAAATTCTTTAATTGACCGATTTACCCGATTACACTTAACAGGTGCTGCCCCGATTTACAATCCAGCACTTAACTACCAAACATTAAGAACACAACTTTATTCTGATTATGAGGCAATGGACACAGATTCTATTGTTGCCTCTACTTTAGATATTGTTGCCGATGAATGTACTTTAAAAAACGACATGGGTGAGGTTTTACAAATCCGCTCTAGCGATGAGGATATTCAGAAAGTATTATATAATTTATTTTATGATATTTTAAATATTGAGTTTAACCTTTGGTCTTGGATTCGCCAAATGTGTAAATATGGTGACTTTTTCTTAAAACTAGAGATTGCCGAAAAATATGGTGTTTATAATATAATTCCTTATACCGCATATAATATTATTAGAGAGGAAGGATTTGATATTGATAAACCTGCCTCTGTAAGATTTAAATTTGATCCCGATGGATTATCAGGTGGTGGATCTAATGCCTCAGGTTATGCTTATACAAATAGAATGGACAATGCTATTTATTTTGACAATTATGAAGTAGCACATTTCCGTTTGTTAACCGATGTTAACTACCTACCTTATGGTCGTTCATACATTGAACCTGCCCGTAAGTCATTTAAACAAATGACATTAATGGAGGATGCAATGTTGGTTCATCGTATCGTAAGAGCACCTGAAAAACGTATATTCTACATGAATGTTGGAAACATCCCACCAAATGAGGTAGATGCGTTTATGGAAAAAACAGTCTCCAAAATGAAACGTACTCCTTATGTTGATCATCAAACAGGGGAATATAATTTAAAGTTTAATATTCAAAACATGATGGAGGATTTTTACATTCCTGTTAGAGGAAATGATGCCGCCACTCGTATTGATACTACAAAAGGATTAGATTATGATGGTATTCAAGACGTAGCTTATTTGAGAGATAAAATGATTGCTGCTTTAAAAGTTCCCAAAGCATTCTTTGGTTACGATAAGGACTTAACAGGTAAAGCAACATTAGCAGCCGAGGATATTAGATTTGCTCGTACAATCGAACGTATTCAAAAGATTGTATTATCTGAATTGTATAAGATTGCTTTAGTTCATTTATATGTTCAAGGATATCAAAACGAATCATTAACTAATTTTGAAATTTCATTAACTACTCCTTCTATCATTTATGATCAAGAAAGAATTGCATTATTGAAAGAAAAAGTTGCTTTAGCTAAAGATATAGTTGATGGTAAATTATTACCCACAGATTGGATTTATGATAACTTGTTCCACTTTAGTGAAGACCAGTACGATGAGTATAGAGACTTAATTAGAGAGGATGCAAAACGTGCCTTTAGATTAACTCAAATTGAAAGTGAAGGAAACGATCCTGTCGACACAGGTAAATCATATGGTACACCTCACGATTTAGCTACTTTGTATGGAATGGGTCGTTATAACGATGCTAAAAACATTCCTGCAGGATATGATGAAAACGAGCCAGAATTAGGCCGTCCTGAGGAAAAAGATTCAATGATTAATACCGAAAAGGATCCTATGGGTAAAGACAGATTAGGTAAAAAAGCAATGAAGACAGATGATCAACCTGGATTTGGTAGAACACAATCATCTCCATTTGCTTTAGAGGCTAAAACTGAATTTTTAAAAAACAGATCATTGTTGGAAAATATTAGTAAAAAACTAGCATTTGAGGACGAAGTACGTGCTGCCTCATTACTAGATGAACGTCAAGTTAAAGAATAAGATTTTAGTAATATTTATAACAAATGACCAAGCTAAAACATAGCAAGTATAAGAATTCAGGACTAATATTTGAATTACTTATAAGACAGGTAACTGCCGATACCATCTCAGGTAAACAGTCACCTGCCCTTGATATCATTAAAAAATATTTCCTTAAGAGCGAATTAAGCAAAGAATATAAATTGTATGAATCATTGTTAAAGAACTTACCTTTAACTGAATCAAAAGCAAATATTGTTATTAATACAATCTTGGAAACCTCTAAAAAATTAAATAGAGGAACTTTACGTAGAGAAAAATATAACTTAATTAAAGAAATTAGAGACAATTATAATTTGAATGATTTCTTCAAAATTAAATTACCTAATTATAAGGCATATGCTGCTTTATATTCTTTAATGGAGGTATATAATAATGATAACTTGGTTAATCCTGAGGCAATTATTACTAATAAAGTAACATTACTTGAGGTTTTAACTACCTCTAAAATTAATAAGAAGGAAGTAAAAGACGAGGTAATTGAGGAATTCAAGAAGTATGATAAAGACCTTCGTATACTAACTTACCGTATATTATTGGAGAAATTCAACGATAAGTACGACGGGTTAAATGAAAATCAAAAACTAGTATTAAAACAGTTTATTACCGAGGTAGATTCTACCCCTAAATTAAAAGAATTTTACAATTCCAAAATCAAAGACATTAAATCCGAATTAGTAAAACTAATCGAAAGTGTTGATGATAAGGTAATGAAAATCAAATTAACTGAGGTAAACAACATTATTACTGAATTACCTAAAACAACCCAAATCAAAAACGAGGATATAGTTAATTTACTCCAGTACTATCAATTGATAGAGGAAATTAAAAGCGTTAAATAATGGAAAAACTAAGATCACTAGTAAAACAGGTAATGAAAGAAATGTCTACTAGTGGTGGTGCTGGTGCTTACCAAACTCCATTTGCTTTTAATCCAAATAAAAAAGCAGACGGAACATCACGTAACTATTATTTAAAACTTGGCTGGAAGTTAGTTAACAAAAACAAAATGAGAAAACAAGCCAAGGGTATGGAATATAAAGACCTCTGGAAATAATTAATATTTATAATATATGAATTTGAAACGTTATCTAAAAGTAAAAATGTTAAACCTTCAACAGGAGGTACAATTACTTTTATCTGTGGGTGGTGATTTGGCCCCAAATGCCTTAGATACAATTGCCGCCGATATCGATGATCTAACTGATCAAGTTGAAGAACTTCGTAAAGGCCTAGAAGGTAAAGGTACTGAACCTTCAATTGATGAAAAACCTGCTAAAAAAGCCAAAGACGAGGAAGAGGAATTAGAAGAGGTTGAAGGTATTTCTTTAGAGGAATTACTAAATCAATTAGTAAACGAATCATCATTTACTAAAGAAAGAGTAAGTGATTTCGAGCTTTTAAAAAAAAAACGGAAGCAATAAGCGCTTTACTAGATAAAGCACAACAAGAAACAGCCGATTCATATGCGGCTGATCCTAAATTCAAAATCATATACAGTACTAGCATTATCAACGAGTATATGGATAAAATCATCAATTTACTAAAACGCTAATATTTATATACAATGAGACAAGCTACTCTACAAGAACAATACAATTTAATAGTTGAAGGAAAAGGCAACATAAATGCTTTTCATAAGCAAGCCTTAAAACAATTTCCTCACTTATTTACCGCTCAATCTTCATTTGATCAAGTAGTAACTGTATTAAAACAAAAATCAATCATCAGTGAGATGGTTGCTCAAGGATTAGTATCTAATTCAACTGGACCTAATTTCTTTGAAATTTTCAATACCAATATGGCTAAATTGAATGAGGAAGTTAAAGCCGAAGAAAAGAAAGTATCTAAAGAGGTTGAACAAGATCAATCTCATAACTATGATTATAAGAACAAAAAATCTATCGATAATCACAGTGGTGCTGAATTTTTATTAGGTTTTTATGTTGAATCAAGAAATGCTAAAAACGTTGATAAAACTGTAGAGCAAATTAAAGACATTGTTGTTAAAAACTTAGCTAAAAACCCATTACATTATGTTGAATCAGGCCAATTTGGTGTTGAAGGATTAGGATATAAAGATGAAGCACCTGGTTTAGGTAAAACTAAAGAGGTAACAGGTAAATACAAATCATCTGGAATGGAACCTGTTAAGTTAAGTGAATCATTAGATGAAATAGGTATGTTTAATGACCCAAGAACTTCTTCTTCTTTTAAGAACGATGCTGACAAATGGGAAAACGGAGCACTTCATGTTAGAATCCAAATGTTAAAAAATAGAGGTATTACCTCAGACGAAGCTAAAGAATTAGCAACAACTCACGAAAATAAGCCTTGGGAAGAAGTAAAAAAATTACTTAACTTAAACGAAATAGATACCAATAACATGCCAACAGGAGCAATGATGATCCAAATGGCAGACAATAATCCAGAACAATTTAAAAAATACATCAAAATGATGAAAAATGATCCTGGATTTAGAGTACAATTCATGAAAAAATTGAAAGATTCTGAAAGAAAAGAATTTGCCGATAAATTAAAAACGCTTAAAAAATAATAATGAGCAAACAAGTACTTATTGAAACCTTTCAATTCACCCCCAAACCAGTAATATTGGCCGAAGGTAAATCAACTAACGGTAATACATTAGTTCAAGGTATTTTAGCTACAGCCGAGGTAAAAAACGGTAATGGTAGATATTATGCTAAAGACTTATGGCAGAGAGAAATCAATAAGTACATGGAAAACGTTAAGCAAAATAGAGCAATGGGTGAATTAGATCATCCTGAATCCTCTATTATTAACTTAAAAAACGTTTCCCATAAAATAAACAAAATGTGGTGGGATGGAGATAATGTAATGGGTGTAATTGAAATTTTACCTACCCCATCCGGCAACATTGTTAAATCATTGATTGAAAGTAAAATACCAGTAGGTGTTTCCTCTCGTGGAATGGGTAGTTTAAAACCAATGGGTGAGGGAATGATGGAGGTACAAGATGATTTTGAATTAGTGGCATGGGATTTTGTATCTACACCTTCTAATCCTGGGTCTTATATGTATCCTGTAGGAATGGGAAACATAAATGAAGGATTAAATCTTAATCAAATCCAAAAAGACTACTCATCAGCAAATAATATAATAAGAGATATTCTTTGCTCTCACGGAACATGCCCAATTTTCTAACAAGAACATAATTCTTCAAAATCCTTCTAATATTTATAATAGATGGATAAATTATGCCCTACCTGTAAACAGATAAAATCTATAACTGATTTTAATAAAAATAAATCTCGTAAAGACGGTTTACAACGTGAATGTAAAGAATGTTGTCGTTCTCATCATAACAAACATTACCATACTAAAAAATCTCCTAAATTAAATGAAAATTTAAAAGAAGGACATAAAATATGTACTGGGTGTAAACAAGAACTTTTATTGATTAACTTTAATAAGCAAAAGGGAGGAAGATTTGGAGTTAGTGGGGAATGTAAACTTTGTTTATTAGAAAGAAATAAAAAATGGAGAGAACAAGGTGGTAGAGAATGGGAAAACAATTGGAATAAAAATCAAAAACAAACAAACCCCCAACATAAATTAAAAGCCAATCTTAGAGGAAGATACTTAGATGCTCTTAAACGACACACAAATGGAGGAAAAGTAAACAAACACCATTCAGCTATTGAGTTATTAGGCTGTGATATAGAATTTTACAAACAATATCTAGAACAACAATTCCAATCAGATATGAATTGGGAAAACCACGGAATACTATGGGAAATAGATCATATAAAACCTTGTGCAGCCTTTGATTTAACTAACCCAGAAGAACAAAAACAATGTTTTAACTATATTAACACCCAACCACTATACAAATCAGACAATAGAAGTAAAGGAGATAAATATTTTAAATAAACTTGAACCTCTCCTCGGATAGTCTCCTTGGACCAACCCTCCCTTAAAAAAGGAGGGTTTCTTTTTTAATAATTATGTTGTTTTTCACTTTTGTTATATACGTATATGGGAATATATTGTTATCTGATACAATATTAATTTTATAATAATCCCTATTATGCTTTTCTAATAAGCATATTTCCCAAAGAAAAACAAAAAATTACAATTTTAGGAAAATGAACAACAAACAACTTTTCAAAGAAGCTATTGCTGATGCAAAAGCTGTCAAAGAAGCTGCTATTGCTAATGCTAAGGTAGCTTTGGAAGAAGCTTTTCTTCCCCATCTTAAAGAAAAGTTAGCTAAAAAGTTAGAGTCATTGGACGAGGAAATTGATGAAGAAGTTACTGAAATGATGGATGATGAATCAATTGATGAAATGTACGGTAAAGAAGATGAAATGGAAGAAACCGTTTCTGAAGAGTACGATGAGACAATGGAAGAATCAGACAGTATTGAGGAACTTAATCTTGATGAACTCTTAGCCGAACTTGAACTTGATGAAGCTAGCAAAGAAGATGAAGAAGAAAAAGAAGAACTTAACGAGGCCGAAGAAGAAACCGAAGAAGAAGAAATCGATGTAGAAAACATGGACGAGGATGAATTAAAAACCATGATCGAAGATGTTATCGCTGACATGATCCAATCAGGTGAATTAGAGGCTGGTGAAAATTACGAAGGTGAAGAAGAAGAAGGTGAAGAAGCTGGTGAAGAAGAAATGGAAGCCGGTGAGGAAGAAATGGAAGATGAGGAAGAATTAGCCGAATCTGAAATCGATGAATTACTTGCTGAACTTTCTAAAAAAGACAAAAAAGATGAGGAAAAAGAAAAAATGGAAGAAGAATTAGCCGAGGCTATCGATACCATCAAAACTCTACAATCTCAGCTTAATGAAGTTAAGTTATTGAACGCCAAATTGCTTTACACTAACAAAATCTTCAAAGCTCGTAATTTAAGCGAATCACAAAAGGTAAAAGTTTTATCAACATTTGATAAAGCAGCTACCATCAAAGAAGTAGAACTAGTATTTGAATCTATAACCAACTCTTTTGCCTCTGCTAAGAAAGAAGTAGTTAAAGAATCATTAGGATTTGCCTCTAAACCCTCCGGAGTATCTCAAAAACAAACAATTATTGAAGAAGATGCAATGGTAAAAAGATTTAAAAAATTAGCAGGATTAATTTAAACAAAATAAAAAAATAATTTAAAACAATGGAATTACAATCATTATTAGAAAGTGCAAACCCATATAAAGCACTTCAATCTGATGCTTCTCGTTTAGCCTCTAAATGGTCTAAAACTGGTCTTTTAGAAAATTTATCTGGCGAAGTTGAGAAAAACAACATGGCAATGATTCTTGAAAACCAAGCTAAACAGTTGGTTAACGAGACTTCTCTTTCAGGTGCTGGTACTGCCGGTGCTTCTTTTACAGCCGGTGCTGGTGAGCAGTGGGCTGGTGTGGCTTTACCTTTGGTACGTAAGGTATTCGGACAGATCGCTTCTAAAGAATTCGTTTCTGTTCAACCTATGAACTTGCCTTCAGGTCTTGTGTTTTACTTAGATTTCCAATACGGAACTACTAAGAGCCCATTTACCGCTGGTAACTCAATGTATGGTGCTTCTGGTTCAAGCGCTTATCCTTTCTCTAACACCGCTACTGGTGGTGCTTATGGTGCTGGTCGTTTTGGTTACTCAATCAACAACACTAGTTCTGTATTGACTGCTACCTCTGGTTCTACTAGCTGGGCTACGTTTAACTTTGATGACAACTATAGTGCATCTTTTGGTCAATTCAAAACTTTAACTGTTACTTTACCTGCTGGAACTGATTTCAATTCTGTTCGTGCATTCGCTTTAGCCTCAGGTTCTGCAGACATGGGTGTATTGTCGGCTTTCACCACTACAGCTGGTAACCCTTATGGTAATACTTCCGCTACTGCTACTTTCGTAGTAACTGGTTCTTTAGTACTTGGTGCTTCTCCTGTAGTAACTGCAACTTACAGCTTACAACCAGCTGATAACAAGCGTGGTGATTTCGAAGATGGTAACACTACTTTGAACTCTAACAACTCTACAATCAGCATTCCTGAAATTAACGTTCAATTACGTTCTGAGGCAATCGTTGCTAAAACTCGTAAATTGAAAGCTGTATGGACTCCTGAATTTGCTCAAGATTTGAACGCTTACCATTCATTGGATGCTGAAGCTGAATTAACTTCAGTAATGAGCGAGTACATTTCTTTGGAAATTGATTTGGAAATTTTGGATATGTTGATCGACACTGCAGCCGCTGGTGATGAGTACTGGTCAGCTCAAAACAACCAAGTTATCAACCCAACTCAAACCGCATTCGTTGCTGGTCCTTCAGCGTTCTTCAACACTCAAGGTGGTTGGTTTGCTACTTTAGGAACTAAGATTCAAAAGTTGAGCAACATTATTCACCAACGTACTTTACGTGGTGGTGCTAACTTCATGGTAGTTGCTCCTAGCGTTGCTACTGTATTGGAATCTATCCCTGGATATGCTGCTGATACAAACGGTGATGTAACTAAGATGAACTATAACTTCGGTGTAATGAAAGCTGGTTCTATCAACTCTCACTTGAAAGTTTACAAGAACCCTTACATGACTGAAAACACTATCTTGTTAGGTTTCCGTGGTAGCCAATTCTTGGAAACTGGTGCTGTATTTGCTCCATACATTCCTTTGATCATGACTCCTTTGATCTATGATCCTAATACTTTCACTCCACGTAAAGGTCTATTGACCAGATACGCTAAGAAAGTGTTGAGGCCCGAATATTATGCTAGAATCTTCGTAAGCGGATTGAGCTCTATCTAATAGTATTTAGAGTACTTTTTATAAAGAGACCCGAGCTTTGCTCGGGTCTTTTTTTATATTATATGTATACTAGAACAAGTTATCATGACAAGCAACCATCACACTGATGAGGTTTTCAAAACAAAAAGAAAACCTAAAGGCGAAATTAAATTTGGTTTAACTCTTAATGAGGAACAAAAATTCGCCAAATCCGAAATTCTAAATAACCATATAATAGCAATTAAAGGTAAAGCAGGATCAGGTAAAACCGCTACCGCTGTCCAAGTTGCTTTAGATTTGTTGTTTAAACGGGAAATTGAAAAAATCATTATTGCTCGACCTTATGTTACAGCAGGTGAGGACATCGGTCATTTACCTGGAGGAGTGGACGATAAGCTAGCTTATTTGACTGCCCCTATCTATAACATAATGCATGAGTTAGTTGGTAAAGAAAAAACCGAAAAACTAGTAAGCGATGGGGAGGTATTAGTTGCACCCTTTGGTTTTCTAAGAGGTAATACCTTTACCAATTGTTTTGTTTTAATTGATGAGGCACAAAATGCCAATATGAAACAAACAGAATTAATGATTGGTCGATTGGGTATAGGCTCCAAAATGGTCTTTTGCGGAGATATGTCCCAGTGTGATTTAAAAAATAAAAAAGACTCTGGATTTGACTTCTTTTTACGATTAGAGGAGGTACCAGGAGTAAAAGTAATTACATTAGCATCAAACCATAGACATTCAATAGTTGAGCCAGTATTAGAAGTGTATACCAAATACAGAGACTTCTAATATTTATGATAAATGGCTACCAACTATCAAAATATTGCTATATGGCCGGGATCTAGTTCATTCTTCCCTGGTGATACTCCTTTTGGGTTTTATGACTATGATTACCAATTTCAACAAGATGCCGACCGAGTAGCTCAATTTTGTGCAACCCGTTTAGGTTATCCTATAATGGAGGTTGAATTACAAGATATCCATTTTTATGCGGCATTTGAAGAAGCAGTAACTACCTACGGTAATGAAATTTACTCATTTAAAATTAGAGATAATTTCTTATCTATGGAGGGTAACTCAACTGGTTCTGGTGCTCTAAATAATACTTTATCTCGTCCTAACTTAGGTAATATAATCAGAATAGCCAAACAATACGGAACAGAAACCGGTACTGGGGGTGATGTTACTTACCATACAGGTTCAATTGCCTTAAATCATCGCCAACAAGTCTATGATTTAAATGCTTGGGCAGTTTCCGAAAGTATTTCTGGTGGGATTGAGATTAAAAGAGTATTTTATGAAGCACCCCCAGCAATTGTTCGTTATTTTGATCCTTATGCTGGTACAGGTACAGGTGTTCAATCATTACTAGAGACATTTGGTTTTGGTAACTATTCACCTGGTATTAACTTTTTATTAATGCCTGTGTATGCTGATTTGGAAAAAATCCAAGCAATTGAATTTAACGACCAAATTAGAAAATCAAATTACTCATTTGAAATCCAAAATAATCAGTTGAGAATATTTCCTATTCCTGATGGACGAGTAGAAAAATTATTTTTCCAATACGTTAAATTAGAGGAAAGAAATTCATCATTTGATCCAAATGGTAGTGATAAAATTTCAAATGTATCTAATGTTCCTATGAATAATCCAACCTATCAACAAATCAATGCAATTGGAAGAAAGTGGATATATGAATATACTTTAGCAATAGCTAAAGAAACATTAGGGTTAATTAGAGGTAAATACGAGCAAGTACCAATTCCAGGAAATGAAATTAGATTAAATGCTGGAGATTTAATTACTCAAGCAACAGCAGAAAAAACTGCTTTAATTGATAGATTAAGAGCATTTTTGGATGAAACCTCTCGTAAAGCATTACTAGAAAGAAAAAAAGACGAAAGCGATTTTAT